CGAAGAAGTGGCTATTGGAAAGTAATCCACCGGAAATTGTATCTAAAGATTTGTCTAAAGTCAGCAGAAACAATGACATATATAAAGAAGTGTGTAAAAAAAATAAAAGCATGGCTGATAAAATGAAGGATAAAGCAGATAGAGTAATTGATAAAACCTTGATGGCAACCGAGGAGTAATATTATGCCCGCAGGAAAAGGAACATACGGGACTAAAAGAGGCAGGCCTCCTAAACCTAAAAAGAAGAAAAAGAAATGAAAATATTTCTGTGGGTTATGGGGGCTGCAGTGGCTATTTGTGCTACATTAGGTATTGTCTATGTTATAGCAGTGTCAAGAATTCATTGAAATTTACTATTTACCCACTTGTAGAATACATATAAGCCCATTAGCATTAGTATGTAAATAATACCGTCAAACCAGGGGATTTCATTTAAGAAATCCGCTGTATCTCCAGATAGTTCTCCAATCATAATACCTCCTTAAGAATAAAGCCAAATTACACCGGCAGTCTTATTAGGATCTACATCTACGTGTATAAAAGTCTTAGCTATACCTACCCTATCAAATATTGGCATAATAGCGTATAGCAATGTATATCGTTCTGCAGAGCCTGTATACTTTAAATCAGCCGCCCAGCCATCTATATGACTAGATGTAGGAGTAGCATTAATTGTACTATTATGATTACTACATCTAATCCCGCTATTTATCGTTATTGATCTATTTAAGGTATCTCTAACTTGTTGTACTTTTATAGCTAATTCGTCTTTAATATCGTGCTTACCGCAACCACATTTACAGGCGTACTCTGACCTATTAAAATTAGCTGTTAGATCTCCCATTTGCTTTACCTCCTTGGTTTACTTGGTTTTTAAAGGGGTCATATGCTTTAAACTTAATAACTTTTCGAGCTGTAATAACCGCCGGCTTACCTGTCTTAGGGTTACGGCCCATTCGTTTAGACTTATTTCTTGTATTAAAACAGCCAAATCCTCTGATAGTTACCTTTCCCTCTTCAATAAGTCCTTGTTTAATAGAATCTAGAACAGTTAGTACAACATCACCTGCTACCGCTTGAGTAATATTTAATTGCTTAGCTACTGTATTTGTTAAGTGTTCTCTAGTCATTTAGCCTCCTTTTTACGGTTTCTTTTCTTTTTATACTCATTTGCCATATTCCTCCCGCACTTCTGGCTACAAAACTTTGTATTTCTTTTATTTGTAGCATAATACTGCCTGTCACACATCATGCATTTTTGCTTTCTAGCTCCAGGAGCGTACTTAGTTATTTGTGAATGAGTTGCAGGTTTTGACTCCCTATGTCTAGGATGTGTTGCTTTCCCTAAATTTTTATATCGTGAATTGCTAGTACCTATATGGGAGTTACTTCGTTTTAATGCTGAGTCATATATTACCTTGACCTCCTCTTTTGAGATTGTTTTATGGTGTTCTAATTTGTTGGTTTTTTTATTGGGTTTATATATTTTAACTTGTGATAACATGTAATTCCTTTTATTATTAGCTAAATAGTCTTAAGTTGCAGTTTCTATTAATTTTTGGTATATCTTGTATGAATGCATCATCTGATAGATTTAATTTTACGGATACAGAATTTTTAAATGTTGTTAATTTACTTTGTAAATTAGACTTAGATGAAGAAGAGTATACTCCTCTTACATCTATGGATTCGCATCTAAATATGGAACAATTAGATAGTTTAAGTATGACAGTTTTCTTTATTTGGATTGTTCATTTATTTGGAATTCCTGAAGCTACCATGCGAGAATTTGTAAGTAACGGCAAATTTACAATACGCCTGATAAAAAACTTTGTTATGCATAATGCTACTCGAACATACTCCTATGCTGAAGCCCAAAAGTATACTAAAAAAGCTGCTACTTATTTTGGCGGCAAATTAGAAAAATGATATTTGCCCATAGCAGTATAATACAAGAAGGAGAGGCTGCGTTATTTTATAGGTTTAATCGTATTTTAAATGGTTATATGATTGCAGGATTGTTTATTGCGCCTAATGTAGAAGCTAAATTAGATTTTGCTAAAGTATGGGAATATTTCGTATCTGAAATAGTACAAGGGGATGACATGTATTGTTCTGTACCTTTAGGAGTAACTAGTTCTCTATTTAAAAATTATTTAAACTATCATGATACAATAGATGGTCTTAAGATATACAAAGTTGATAATTATCTTAAGAGAGAGTACAGTAATTATGATAAACATATAGAAAGAGCAGGGAGTGACACATGAGCCATGAAGATGACCCTAATTTAAGTACAACTGAGACAGATGCTTCTACTTTGGTAGATTGGAAAAATCCACCTAGTCTTGCTGATCTTAAACAAGATCATGAATCCGCCCAAGTAGCTCATCAAGTTCATGTTGACGAAGTTGATGCCTGGTTAAGAGTACTTGATGGTGATCAAACTATTAACGCAAAGCGCGGTCGTTCTAAGTTAGTACCTAGATTAGCACGTAGACAAGCAGAATGGCGTTACGCTGCTTTATCAGAACCTTTTCTATCCACAGACGATCTATTTAACACTTCTCCTCAAACATTTGAAGATAAAGACTCAGCAGTACAAAATGGTATGTTGTTAAATTATCAACTCAACTGTCGTATGGATAAAGTATCTTTTATTGATGAATACGTGAGGACTGCTGTTGATGAAGGTACTGTAGTTGTAAGAGTGGGGTGGGAATTTGAAGAAGATACGCGGAAGGTGTATGAAGATATAACGGAAATGCAAGTAGTTGCAGGTCCAGATGGTCAACCTGTACAACAAGAAATTAAAACTGGTGAAAATGAAGTAATGAAAACTATTACTACTAAAAACCAACCAGTATTAACAGTATGTGATTATAACAATTTAATACTAGACCCTACTTGTGAAGGTGATATAGAAAAGGCTAATTTTGCTGTTTATAGTTTCGAAACATCTTTGTCAGAACTTAAGAAAGATGGAAGATATAAGAACCTTGATGATATTAATTTTGAAAGTGCTTCGGTATTATCTGAACCGGACCATGCAGTTAATACAGATGATGATTCTTTTACATTCCAAGATAAAGCCCGTAAAAAAGTTATTGCTAGAGAATACTGGGGGTATTGGGATATTGATGATACCGGGGAAGTTAAGCCTTTCGTAGCTACCTGGGTAGGCGATACTTTTATTAGAATGGAAGAAAATCCTTATCCAGACAAGAAACTCCCCTTTATATTAGTTCAATACTTACCTAGACGCAAAAATATTTATGGAGAACCAGATGCCGCTCTCATCGAAGACAATCAAAAGATTGTGGGTGCTGTTACTCGCGGTATTATTGATATTATTGGTCGTAGCGCTAGTGGACAACAAGGAATTAGGAAAGATGCTCTTGATGTAACTAATGCACGTAAATTTGAACGTGGTGAAGATTATAAATTTAATGCTAATGTAGATCCTAAACAAGCATTTCACATGGAAGTATACCCGGAGATTCCTCGTTCTGCTCTTGAAGTATTAAATATGCAGAATAACGATGCTGAAGCCTTAACAGGTGTTAAGGCATTTACTCAAGGTATTTCAGGACAAGCATTAGGAGTTACGGCCACTGGTATTAGATCAGCACTTGATGCTACTTCCAAACGTGAATTAGGTATTTTACGCAGGCTTTCGAATGGATTAAACCAAATTGGGCGTAAAGTTATTTCAATGAATTCAGAATTTTTAGAGGATGAAGAAATTATTCGCATTACCAACGAAGAGTTTATCGCTATTAATCGAAATGATTTAGGGGGGAAATACGATATCAAGCTTAATATTTCTACTGCTGAAGCTGATGAACAAAAAGGTAGTGAATTAGCATTTATGCTACAAACTATGGGTAATACTATGCCACCAGAAATGAGCCAGATGATTTTGGCGGATATTGCTAAATTACGTAAAATGCCTGATTTAGCTAAACGTATTAGTGAATACCAACCTCAACCAGATCCTATGGCACAGCAGAAAGCTCAGCTTGAATTAGCGCTACTTCAAGCACAAGTTCAGAATGAAACCGCTAAAGGTCAAGAGAATACGGTGGATGTTCAACTTAAAACTGCTAAAACTGAAACTGAAAAAGCTAAAGCACGACAGATGCATAGTGGTTCTGATTTATCTGATCTTGATTTTGTTGAAAAAGAATCAGGGGTTGCTAGTGCACGAGATATGCAAACAGCTGATCAAAAACATGCTCAAAATATGGAAAGTAAAGAACAAGATAGACAAGCTAGAATGAGCGAAAAAGAACATGATAGATTATCTAATCTTGATAAAGCAGCATTTGATTCGTTAACTAAAACGTAAGGAGGAGTATGACTGATTTAGAACAAGTTGAAATCCAAATTGAAATGGCTGAAAAGTTAAGAAAATTAAGAGATAATTGTGTTAAATTAACAGCTAGTGAATCATGGAAGGATGTTATTGATACAGGGTATTTTAAAGAAGAAGCGGCTAGATTAGTTATGGCTAAAAGTTCTAATCTTAACGCTGATCAAATGAAATTAATTGATAACATGCAATATGGTATTGGAGCTTTAGCTAATTATATTGAATCAGTTATGAGACGTGGTGCGGAAATGGATCAAGCTTTAAATGAACACGAAGAAACTCGTGACGAAATTTTAGCTGAGGAGATTAAAGCATGACTCAAACTTCTTTAGGCTTATCTGACGCGGCATTCTTAGAAAAAGATCCTGCTGAGCTTTTAGCTGAAGAAGAAAAGCCGGCTGAACAAGAAATTGAATCATCAGATCAAACTGATGAGGATAAGGTTGCTACCTCCGAAGAGGAGGTAAGTGAAGCACAGGAGCAAACTGAAGAGGAAACTATTACAGAAGAAGTAAGCCAACCAGAAGGGGATACCCAGACGGCGCCTGAACCTTCTACTGATAGTGATACAACAGAATCTCTTGATACTAGTAAGAAAGACTCGCCTGATACGAAGGAGGATACTCCGGAAACTACAGAGTTTGATTACGAAAGTGCTTATAAAAAGGTATCTGAACCTTTCAAGGCCAATGGCGTTGATATGCAGGTTAAGGATCCTCAGGATATCGTTCGTCTAATGCAGATGGGCGCTAATTATCAGAAGAAGATGGCGCAGTTAAAGCCTAATCTGAAGTTAATTAAGATGTTAGAGAAAAATGAACTTCTTGACGAAGGGAAATTACATAATCTAATTGATTTATCCAAGAAGAATCCTAAAGCTATCGCTAAGCTCGTAGAAGAAAGTGATGTAGATCCTTTAGATATCGACAAGGATGTTCCTACGGATTATCAGCCAACGGATTACTCTGTTACTGATAAAGAATACAATTTAGATGCTGTACTCGATGAGATCAAAGATACCGATACTTTTAATAAAACTATTAATGTTTTAACTAAAGAGTGGGATCCTCAGAGCAAAGCTACTATTTCAGATTATCCTGAAATAATTAGCATTATTAATGCTCACATGGGTAATGGTGTATTTGAAAAAGTCAATGCGGTATTACAACAGGAAAAAACACTAGGTAAACTAGCAGGTGTTCCTGATGTAGACGCGTATAGACAAATTGCTGAGCATATGCATAAAAATGGTTTTCTTCAGAATACGACTAATAATCCCACGGAAACTCCCCAAGTATCAAGTAAAACTGACGAAAAAGCTAATGCTGATCGCAATAAAAAACGAAAGGCAGTAGCTCCGGTCAAGCAGACTACAACGCAAAAATCTAAGACTGAAGATGATTTTTTAGGTCTATCAGATGAAGATTTTATGAAGAAGTATGCTGCCCGGTAATCTATCACTATTTAATTAGGACACTAAAATGGCTAACGAAACTTTTTATAATAGTCCTACTGCTACCGCTGCGGGAACTGCTTCCAGTATAGGCCCACAAGCGATTACAGACTATTATTTTAAAAAAGCCCTTATTGCTGTTCGGGATCACCAGTATTTCATGCCTTTGGCTGATGTACGTGCGATGCCTAAGCATATGGGTAAGAAAATTAAGCAGGACGTCTATGTTCCAATGATTGATGCATTGAACACAGGTGCTCAAGGAATAGATGGTGCTGAAGCTGTGCTAGTAGCAGGTACATGGACTGGTTGGAATTCTTCCGGTGTTGTAGTTGCTGCTAACTATGCTACTGAAGCATTAGCTATAGCAGGATCTGGTGTAGTAGATGTCGCAGAAAATGACCAGAATCTTTATGGTTCATCTAAGGATACTGGTGCTATTCAAAATAAAATCCCACTCCTCCGTGAGAACGGCGGTAGGGTTAACCGAGTTGGTTTCACGCGTACTCAAGTTGAAGGTGAACTGCTTAAACGTGGTTTCTTCACTGAGTACACTCAAGAATCAATGGATTTCGATTCTGATTCAGAATTGTTATCACATATTGTTGAGGAAGCCTTGGTTGGTGCTAATGAAATCACTGAAGCTGAGCTTCAAGCTGATTTAATTACTACTGCAACTTCTAGTGGTACAGCTTATTTCTGTTCTTCTGCTCCTGGAACCGATGCTCTTGCAGGTTCAACAGTTGCAGCAGGTGCTACTCGAACAGCATTGAAATTAGCTGTTGATGAAGTTGTTGTTTACAACGATCTGATGAATCTTTCTATTGCTTTGGATGATAATAAGACTCCTAAGCAAACGAAAGTTATCAGTGGTTCTCGTATGATTGATACCAAAACCGTTAATGGTGGTCGAGTTATGTATATAGGATCTGAATTGATTCCTACAGTACGTAAAATGACTGACATTTCAGGCTCTGGTGTTGGTAGTGGTTTTATTAGCGTAGAAAAATATGCTGATGCTGCTAATACCTTACATGGTGAAATTGGTTCTGTTGATCAATTTCGCATAGTTGTAGTTCCAGAAATGCAGCATGACCGAAAAGGTGGTGCAGCTTCTTCTGATACTGCAGGTACCGGTAAGAATGGTGCAGACATCTATCCAATGTTAGTTGTTGGTGATGGTGCTTTCACTACTATCGGTTTCCAGACTGATGGAAAGAGTGTTAAATTTACTGTTAACCACAAGAAGCCTGGTAAAGAAATAGCTTCTTTGGATGATCCATATGGTGAGGTAGGGTTCTACTCCATCAAATGGTATTACGGTTTTATGGCGCTTCGTCCAGAACGCTTAGGTATTATTTGGACTGCTCTAGCAGCAGTATAATAATATTGTTTACCTGTCCCTCCGAGCCCTTTAGGGCTCGGGGGACATTTTTTAAATTATAATTTGGAGGAAGCATGGAAGACATTACATCAGCAGTTCCCATTAACTCAATGACAGATGAAGAAATCCGACAAGAGTTAGCAGAGAACGGGGTTACGTTACATCATAAAAGTGGAACAAAAAAACTTGCTTCTACTCTAGCCGACGTTAGGACTAAAGAATATAAAGAAGATCCTAAAGACAGTGAGCTTCAGGTTACCGGTAATGTAAAACATCGTTCTCTTCCTGGTTCAACTCCAGAATCTAGAGCTGCAAAAGAAAAACATATAGCAAGTATAAATACATTGACTGCAGAGCAAGCAGCTATGAAACTTGTTCGTGTAGTAGTTACTCCTAATGATCCTCTTATGGTTAATTATCCAGGACTTATCTTTACTGTAGGGATGTCAGGAATTAATAATGGACGAATGATTAAAAAGTTTGTTCCCTTTAGCAACGAAGAAGGTTGGCATGTTCCGACAATTATTCTTCGTCAAATTGAAAGTGCTGAAATGCAAAAATTTAAAACTGTTACTCGTCCTAATGGTGAAAAGGTTTTAGAACCTTATTTAACTAAGAAATTTAATGTGGTAATTTTACCAGATCTTACTCCTGGAGAACTCAAAACACTTGCTGATCAACAAGCTGCCGCAGGATTTAATGTAGGAGTAAACTAATGGCCATCACTATTGCTAATCTAACTGCTGGTGTATCTACAGATGCTAGCAATATAGTAACAGGTACAGGTGTATTTGACGATATGATGGAAACTGTTAACGCGCATATGGCTGCCCAGTTTAATTTAGGTCGAATTACTGGCAGTGATTACGCAACAGTATACTTAACAGCAATGCAAGCTACTGTACAACAAGCGGTAGCTTACACAATAGGCATGCAAAAAGGTAATGCTGAAGAATCTTTACTATTTCAAAAAGAAATTACTGAATTTGCACAAACTGATAAATCAACTAAAGTAGCTCCAAGTAGTACTAGTATTATGGGGCGTCAAGCTAATTTATCTGGTGAACAGGCTAAAGGTTTTAAATGGAATGCAGATCAGAAATACCTTAAAACTATTTTAGATGCTTGGAGTATTAATACTTCTACAGCAGGTGTAGCTGCTACAGGTATAACAGCCATTAATGAAACTGGTACAGGTAATATTAATACTCAGATAGCTAACGCTGAACCTACTGGATAGGGGGCGTTTCATGAGTTTTATTGGTGATTTCTTTTCAGCGATTGTCGATGTTATTGTAACAATAGTTGAAACCGTTATCCAAGTAGTTGAAGTAGTCATACAAGCCATCATGGTATTACTTGGGTTTGATGGTGGTAGTAGTCAAACTGTTGAGTATTACGAAGTACGTAACGTTCCTCTTTTTAACGACCCCGATAAAAAAGACCCTCTTTTAAACTCAATTTTACAAAGCATTCTTGCCAATAAAGATGTTATTGCAGATTTGATTTACCACACTGCATTTCGTAGTCTTAAAGGGAATGTTAGAGAGTTTATGAATTTTATTGAGCAGGGAAACTATTTTGAAAGTTTTCCTACTTTAGATTCGCATATTGCCACCATTGATTACACTGAGTTAACAGCTGCATTGAATACTGTCAACGGTGTTCCGTGTACTCCTGAAGGTTCTTTTCTACGAGCATTATCTAAATCTGATTGGGTTAAATATTGGCTTCAAGAAAATAAAGAATACAACGTAGGAACTAATACAATGGGGGTTGATTTTTCAACAACCAGTACTAGTTCACCTACTCCTACTGGAGATACAGTTCAAGTAACTGCTTCTCTTAATCATTTTGATATAGATATAACTAGCTCAATAGGTACTTCAGATGAAGTATTCGCCGATGAACGATGGCAAGTTGATCTTACTGATATTGTTTATAACTCAACTCCAGATACCTATACTATTAAAGTATACAATGCAGCAAATGTTGGAGCTGTAACCAGAACTCTTCCGTATACAGCACCTACCAAACCAACTCAATTACACTATGTTTCTACTTACTACAGAGATAGTGCCCCTGCTAGAAAATATTTATTTATTTATAAATTAGGTACTGGCGTCTACGTTGATTTAGATACTGTGGAAGAACCTATTGATATAGATGGCACCTCACTTCAAGTACTTCCTGCTGTTCCATTAAGAATAAGTAACGCTAATTACACTACTTTTGGGGCAACCAAAAAAGCGCAAATTGAAAACATATTAAAGATAATACACTTAGATGCTGAAGCCATTATTGATACTGTGTTAACTGATTCTGGTTTAGCCCCAGGAGACGTAGATAATGTTTATGTTAATTTTGGTATACGTATGTGGGATACCTCACAAGTAGGAATGGGATATTTATTTAAAATGTTTGAAAATTTATATCCCGCACAAGGAATTAATCAAGGTACTTACAATAATGCAGCAGCAACAGATGACAAACCACAAAATAATCTTCTTACTACAACCACTGATAATAAGTACGCACTTCAGTGGTCTTATATTACATTCACACATACATCTTTAACTGATATTAACGCTAATAGTGGAAGTGCTGAGAATGGATTATATTATTCTGATATGTCTAAATTTTCAGGAGGTATTCTAAAATATCCTTATTATGTTTCTTCTGGAAAGGGCACATATAACGTAGGGTACAAAGCAGATAACTTAACTGAAGTAGCTGCTTTTTTAGCAGGCAATGGTGTAACAAATCCAGGTACTACTACATCAGAAGCGGCTAATTGGCTTCAAGTAACTGAGCGCTTGTCTTATAACAATCCTACTCCTAATTTATTAGAATCAGATAATTCTGCTTCCTCATTAAAGTATTTAACACCTGATTTAGTTTATGAAAATAATGGTTCAGGTACGTTACGATTAGTTGAATCAGCTTCAGAAGCCACGACTGTAGGCCAATCAATTACTTATTATTATTGCAAATCTTCAGGATTAGATGCGTATACGGTAGTAGCCCCAATTGGTGCTTTAAAAGTTATTGATGGGGCTAGTGGTCGTTTTAATATGGTTAAATTTAATCTTGGGAATAAAGGGGATTTAATGGTCCCATTTATTCACACGTTTGTTAAAGATTTTTCTAACTCTGAAATTAGTAAACTATTTTTAGCAGGAGCACATGTATCTATTTACATAGCTCATTATGAAGTAATTGTACAAGCAGGCATGAGCTTTCTTGAAGCTCTTGTAGTTATTATTATTATTGTTGTAATTATTGTAGTTGCATATTATCTGGGTCCAGAATTAGGCAAGGCACTAGGAGACACGCTACTAGGCCAACTGATTGCAGCAGGAACTGCAGGCGGTATTAGTGCAGTAGTAACTACTTTCTTTGCTGCTTTGCCTGGTTTACTTGTAGATATGGTTGTTCAGTATTTTATTCAATTAATTATTGCTGAAATAGCCGGCGATAATGAAATGCTGGCTATGATACTTAACATAGTTGCTATGGTAGCTATGTCAGGATGGGAAGGTGGAGAACTTGGATATGAATTAAATCCTGATTATTCAATTAATTGGGAAGCAGGCCTTAATACGGAATCGCTTACAACCTTTAATTACAAAAGCTTATCTGATTTTACTGCGCTTGATTACGCTAAAGTAGCTATGAAAGCACTAAGTATTGGTAATACTATTTTAGTTCATCAAACAAGGGATATGCAAGTTGATTTAGAACGAGAGATGAAAGAACGTAAACAACTATCAATTAATAAATGGGATGTTTTAGAAAAAACTAGAGACGAATTAAACGTAGGGGATCCAAAAAAGCTTGCGAACATAGTATACGCATTTAGAAATACGTCAGCAATTATGGGAGGTGAGAACTATTTTTATGGAATGGGGCGCTTTTACGATGTTCAATACATGCAAACAGATAATTCGCTTATAATACAGCAACAACTAGATTCTGCAGGCCAAATAGGATTTGCATAAAAAAAATAGACTATTATAAGAAATAGGGGTAATATTTACGTATTACAATAGGAGTAATATCATGGGATTTAAAACTACAATTGGCGGCCACACTTTTCGAGAAGAAAACGGTATATGGTGGGATCCAAATGGGAATGAAATGTCTAACGAATCAATATACCGAATCTTTGGAAATAAAAAGGTTAAACCAGATCCAAAAACAGGTAGGTTGAAGTTTGATTGGGATTATAATAATAGTAGAACTTCAAAACAGAAGGAACAAGAAAGAGACCATCAATTTAATTTTCCTGAAGGAGGAGCTTATGATGCTCAAGGGAATAACCGTGTTAGAGACTATAATAAACGTCCTGTAACAGGTTCTGAGAAAATAGAAAATGAGATGGGAAATATGATGGATAGCCTGCGAAGAGGAAGAAAGGAAGACCTATTTAATGAGCTGGATAGTATAGGGAGAGGAAAAGGATTCTGGCAACCAACATCAGACCAAAATAATCCATATCTTCCTAAAGATAGAGGAGCAGAATGGAGAGCTCTACAAGAAGCAATTGAAAGATCGGGAGAAATAAATAGAGGACCGGGTTTTAAAAGAGAGAATTATGGTTTTGGAGGAGGGGAACCTTGGAATAGCCCCCATCCTTTTGAAAGACGAGGACCAGCTATGTATGATCCGAGTATAAAAATAAACCCTAATGACTTTTTGCGAAAAGGGCCAGCTATGCATGATCCAAACAACCAGATAAATCCTAGCGATTACATTACACCGTATAAATCAAATGGACTTAATCAATTATCACCTAGTGGAATAGCTAATTTTAATAGGAAAAGCTGGAATGATATGAAAGGATATTAAATGGCTTTAACTCAAGAAATTGATGGAGTTCTTTATAATATAGATCCTAGGTCAGGTAAGCGTTTAACAGCCAGAAATAACCAAAATAAGTATTGGGATTTTGACGATGAAATAATTAGAGCCAATAAAGCTATTGGAAATGCTAATTCTTTAATAAGTAAATACGATTCTTTAAAAAAATTAACTGCTCCATCAAGTAATAAGGGGAAACAAACCATGGGATTATTCGATAGACGAAAACAACCTTCTAGTGTGACTGGTGGACAGCCGTATTTTACCTCCAATGTAGCATGGGATCCTACAAACACTAAACAGGCGAATATAGACTTACAAAAACAAGCTGACTGGAAAACTAAGGTGGATGATTTATATAATTGGAAAGGTATGTCTAAGTTACAACCTAATCCAGAAATTACTTTAGGGGATCAAATGCTTGGAGTTGATGGTATGGGCTATGATCCTTGGAAAATGGCACAAGACAATGCAAGTTTTGGTTTAGGAAAATTCGGTCCTGATGGTGGTACCGGTCCTACAAACAAAGATACTGATTGGTTAGGTTGGGCAGGTGTTGGTACCGGATTACTCCAAGGTGTTGGAGGTATAATGGATTATTTCTCTAATATGAGAGGGTTAGAGCTAACTGAAGAGGCAATGAATAAGAAATACGCAGCCGATGACAGGAACTATTTAGCTCAAGCTACTGCACTTAATAACGTAATTGATACAAGAAAAGATTTCATTAATAAAACTCAAGGTGGTCGAAACACAGACTTCTTAAAGAATATTCCTGTTTGATAATTTAGGAGATTAAGATGGCAGCAGATCCTATTACTTGGAGAAATATGAGGCCTATCAGCATTGCTGATGAGCTAATGGCTTATGCTAAGTATTCTGGTGGTGCGGGTGATGCACTTAAAGGGATGGGTACAACAATAGATGATTTACTACAACGTAAATCAACTAGAGATACTGAAGCGTTTCTTGCTGGGGCAGATGATCTCCCAACTGCTGAGGCACGTAATGCGGCATTACAGCAGGCCAGGGAAGGATTTAATCTTATTAATGTAGGTCAAGCTAGAAAGGGTCTACGTGCTACGGAACTCCATGATTTTGCAAGACAAGCTGAAGACCGTCAAGTTCAAGCTGCTGAATTAGATAAAAATAGATTTGGGTTAGAGCAAGATAAATTTGGGCTAAAACAAAAAAGACTTACTCATGACCAAGAAGTAGCCAAACAACGTATGATTGAAGCAGCTCTAGTACGAGCAGATACTCTTGAAAAACAAATATTTGACCAAAATAAGTGGGACGATCAACAAAGAAATCGAGAGTTAACGTTAGAAGGCCTTGAAAGAACAGCTGTAGAGGAAGAATTAGCAGTTGATCACTTCGATACAGTTCAAGATAGTCTAGAGGTTGTTGCATCAATAAAAAATGATCCACGTACATGGTTTGATAAGAAGGGTAACGCAATCAGTGGTGATGAAGCTGTACGTAGACAACTTGAGACTTCTATTACACAGGGTATGGATTCTGGTATTAGTGAAACAGATCTAAAACCTTTAATCGATCAATATAATGTCTTTCTTGATAGCGATACTTTAGCAGATGAAGAAGGACTCTACGTTACACAAGCCGATATAGATAAAGCTTTCCCAAAGACTAAAAAAATAGATTACACAACTGCTGGAAGAACTCGGTTAGAGAATGCTGTTTTCCGTAGATTACAATCAAAATATAAATCTAAGACCGCCAGTGCTACTACCAAACTTAAAGAAATGGCGAAGACTGCTGTTTCTAGTTCAGCTTACGCAGAAAAATTTACTAACCCGTTAATTGATGCAGATGCAGCAATGGAAACAGCTATTGCTGCAGTACCTAAGTCTGTAATGACAAAGGTAGATGGTAAAGAAGTATTAGATGAAGGCGCAACTGCTGCAAAGAAAAATAAAGGCATAGTTAATGCGTATAAGAGAGAATTAAAAAAATTACAAACACGTCATAAAGATGATGTCCCAGCTTTTAATGCTCGACATCGAAATACTGCTTTAGATGCTATTGATTTAAATTTAGGGCTTGTAAGTCTTACGGAGACTAAGTTTGCAGGAGACAAAGGCACACAATACGAATATGGCTATGATCCAAAAAAAGCAAAAAAAGAACGTATTGTTGATAAACCAGCTGAACAAATGACTGTCGATGATCTAAGACGCTCTGATAGAGATTTGATGAAACAAATAAAAGAAGGGTATGGGCTTAGAAATATTACACAAGCAGAATTTAATCAGATTAAAGCTAGAAATCTAGACACTGCTGGTGGCGGCCTAGCTGCTAAATTTACGAAAGCTAGTAAACTTATAGGATATGATGTAGAGATTGGAGATGTAGTTGGTAAAAGTATGGTAACAGAAACAACAGCACTTCCAATAGCTAAAGCTAATTTAGCTTCGGAGACTGCAGATATGCATGCTCTCGTAGGCGAGAAAGGAATATCCCAGGGCGTTAAGCCTTCATATGTAAAATGGTTAAAGGATATGGGTTATGACGTACCTAAACCAGAAGCTATAAATAATGCAGTACTTCGTCTCGAAAAGATTTTACATAAAAAAATGGGCGATACAGCAACTAAATTTGAAAAAGCTGATCTTATATTAAACTTTTTACGAAGTACTGTTGCTGGAACAGATGCTTCAGGTACAACAACAGAAGTTATATATGATTCGAATGAAGATGATTCTGTAAATGAGGGGTGGAACTGGCCTATAATAAGTCAACTATTTGGTGCGACAAGTGATCAAGAAATTACGGATGCACCAGCAAGTGCTGACAATCAGCTTTTTAGGATGATGCTGCAGCAATCTGCAAAGAAAATGGGCAAGTACCAAAGCATTATAGATAAGGGGACAGTCGAAGACAATAAAAAGATAATTAAAGAAGCGACAGCTGAACTATTAAAATATGGGGTCTCTCGCAAGAAAGATAAGAGTTATACAGATTCTAATTATAAATCCATAATTAGAGATTTAGGTAATATGGCTAGTTCTTTTGGTGGTGTTCCCTCCCTGACTCCAAAAAGTAGTGCAGATAACATTAAGATGCTTAAAGATGAAATAGCAAAAGCCGAGAAAGCAAACAAGAAACTAGGTAAATAAAATGGGCAGTATCGCTGATGACGTTGCAGCTGCCAAGGCTAGCTTTAGTCCTA